GAAAGACTTCATGTATTGACCAGCGTTTGCTAAGCGTTTTGCACTACGCTGCATCTGCAAACGACTCATGCGTTTTTCATGGTCTTCTGCTTGCTTTGCTGCTCGCTTTTCCTCTTTTTCAAGTTCTTTTAAGCGCGCCTTTTCTGCCTTGTCCGCATCTTCCTTGTCTTTCTTTTCTTTATCTAATCGCTCTTGCCTTGCTTTTGCTAGAGCCGTCCACCTGTCAGCTTTTTCCTGCTCTCTGTCAATCTCTTGCTGAGCAGCTTGCTTCTTTCGCTTATCATCCTGCTCTAGCCTTTTTCTTTTAGAATCCGCGATGGCAAGCCATCTTCTATGCATATCTTTCCGGCGGTCTTCTTCTTCTTTAGCAGCCTGCTCTGCTTTCTTGGCCTCCTCTTCTTCTTTTTCCTCCTGTTCCTTTCGCCCGATGCCATCTATCTCGTCAGATAGCATCATGGTTTTCTTAACTAAGGCATCAAGGGTTTCAGATTGGCCCTCAAACGGATCTTTAGCTGCTATCTCGTCGTAGATTCGATCAAGAACGTTCAGCTCAGCTTGCAGTCGATCTAACGGACTCGTAGTGTCCTGAATCGCTTTCGCGAGGACTGCCTGGTCGTTGCGAACTTTAAGAACACCCCTAGAAAAACCTCTAGGGTCTAGTATCGCTTCGTAATATAGTGCCCCGACGCGGTTTGCAGCCATCTGCTAATTGCTCCAAGTGATCATGTAGAGATTCGCCACTGAGCTTAGTTTTGCTTTTCCCAGAAGCTTTTTCGTAAGCTTCTCGCTCACGTTCACTTTTGTGAATGCGATACCCAATCCACCAGTCAAGAAGGACTGGGCAAGCGTTCATCCAAGAGATAGGGTCATCAATAGCAAGGTCTTGGCAGATCGAAAAGGCCCACGACAGGCGGTGATTCCTGTCGAACTCTTTGGCTATTTTTTCAACCCGCCGAGGATCTTTCCCTCGCGTTTCTGAACCCACTTCTCAATGCAATTGATGACAACGTCAAGCTTTAAAGCATCAAGTTCCATCAGGTCTTTGATGTCTGCTTCTTTGAAAAGGCTATTTCCATCTTGGTCGCACAAATGATCGACGATGGTGTAAAGGCGAGCTTTTCTAATTGCATCTCGAGATACCTCGCCGTCTTTTCCGTATAAGGAAGCCAAGCGGCGAGATCGTTGGAATTCAGAAACGGGTTTCACCCAAGCCTCTTGTCCGAAAACTTTCTCAGGCAGCTTTTCAGGTTTTTCACAAACCAACTCAGCCAATAATTGTTTCTTCGTCAAGCTCATCGTCATCGTCCTCTAAGAGTTGTTCTGGAACTTCAGGCGGCTCAACTGATGAAACTTTTTCTCGCTTCATCAGCTGAGCAACTTCTTCTTCAATCCATTTAGCGGTAATCGGATCGACCTTTTGGAAAAAGACAAGCTTGCTGCCGTCTTTCCAGCCAATCAGTCCGACCCTTTGCCGTTCCTCGTCTTCGCAAACGAAGACCCAATACTGCTCGTGAACGACTTCTTCTTTTGTTGCTAAATGTATTCCGACGTGCGTTTCCAGTTCGACGTGCTTAGGCATGACGAATCTCCTTGGTGGTGGGGAGCTAAGTTATTAAGTAATGGTTGGGCCTGTATCGCCATCAAACACAAAGGTCAGGCTGTGTTCCATCAATCCGTTAATCTCGAGAGATCCGCCAGACGAAGAGCTTACAAAACCAGTCCCTGTCAGCGTGTAACCGGAGTGAGTACCGTTGTCGTTATTGCCAGCTGTCGCGGGAACAACGATGGTGATAGTGTCTTGATCGCCGTCTGGGATTGTAAAAACTCCGACGCTGACAAAAGTCACTTGAACCTCCCCAGCATCCACGAGTCCACCCGACAGCTTCTTCATGAAGCTTCCCATGCTGTCGTTCAAACAGCTGGCGTCGATTGATTCGATTGAGAATTCAGGGAGAGATACAGAACGCACGCAACCGACAGCACCGCCAGCGGTGAGTGTCACAGTGGTTCCTTGCGCATGAAAACCTTCGATGGCCATTAAATTTTCCTCTACGTCCGTGCGTAATTAATCATGTACTCTTGG